GGCTGCGGCTGGGCCTCCGTGGCGCCACGGCCAAGCAACTCGTCGAGCTTGTCGGACCCGACACCGATGGCCTTGCCCGCTTCCTCGAACAGTGCCCGCACACCCTCGGGAGTGCCAAGAGCCTCCGACAGCGCAACCGCCTCGGTTACGAACTGCTCGCCTCCCCACCCGGCGATTCGGGACTCCCAATCGGCAGAAGCGGGGACTTCCTCCGGCGCGGCCGCTTGTCCTTCCGCCTGCCCTTCGGCTTCGCTCGGGGGAGCGGCGTCAGGGGTTCCCTCGACAGGAGCCCCATCTTCTACCGCGACATCCGCGTCGTCAACGACATCTTCAACATCTGCACCCATAAGAATACCTCCTAAGGTTAGGCGCCCATACTAGCAGCTTGCTGGTCCACAGACACGCCGGGCACCCTACCCGGCTCCCCAGGACCGCCGATCCCCGCCCGCTTACCTACCTCGGTACCAGACAGGGCGGACGGACTACCGCCCGTACCCATGCCAGTGTCGGCACCTACCTGGCCGATAAGCGGATCAGCATACTCGCTAGAGCCCTCAGGCTTAGCGGACTGCTGATCCCGACCATCCACGCCGGGCGGCGGAGCGAACCCGAGCGCAGGGTTGAGCAACTGGTAATGAACCGTGATATGCGCGTCGATCGTGTCGCGAATCTTGATCGCCTCCGGGTCACCCGTGTCGGCCCGCCGGTCGATCTCGTCGTACATCTCGGACTTACGAAGCCGCTCATGCTCGGCGATGTGGACCGCGTGGTCGTCCCACATCTCCGCCTTACGGACCAGACCTTGAATAAGGTCACCGTTCTCACGGTTCGCCCGCTTGGCGTCGATGTCGAGACTGTCAACCACGAAGTCCGTGCCAGGCAAGTCAAGCATCCGGATGAAGTCACGCCAATCCTTGAACGGACTGGCCGGAGTGCCGGGAAGCCCGGAACCGAGAAGGTCCATACCCAACTGGACCCTGGCGGCCTTCGAGCGGGGCAGCGCCGACTCGGCCTCGACGTGGACGTCAACGTGGTCGGTAATGTTCGCCCCGCGTAGCTGCACCACTTCCAAAGTTCCGGCCTCCGACCATACCCGGATATTCCGTTCCTCGGTCCAGAACTGGCGGACCAGCTGAAGCATGTGCCAACCCACTTCCCGGACGTATTCCGCGAGCAACCGGGCGCTGTTCGCCATCTTCGTGTCATCTGCTTCCTGCAACGCCAGGATCGCCGCGGCGGCCATTGAAGCGCCGGGGGCCTTGCCGGACGACACGTCCGACTGCCCGGCCCGGTCGCCCATCTCCGCGTCGACACGGTTCATCGCAGTCTCGTGCTGCGCCACCCACCCGGAGTCCGGCACCGTCCAGCGGGGCGGCTCACCTACGGGGTTGAACAGAACCAGGTCGGCCCGGGTGGTGATGTTGCGCGGGTTGATCGACCCGGCAGGGGCGGTCAGCTTCGGCGTGATGGTGCGCCGCAGCGTCGCCTCCCTGGAACGGGCGTCGTTGTAGTCTGCCTGCAAGGGCACCAGGTCCGTTACCCATGTCCGCCCCTCCCTACGGCCGATGCCGGGGAGGAGGCTGACCTGCACGAACGGAAGCCGCCCGTGCGAGTAGGGGAAGTCCTTGGCCGGTTCCAAAATCGTCTTGCCCGCCCACGTCACAACCATGCCCTTCGGGGCAGCGCGGCACGGCAACATCCAGAACTGGTGGACCAGAACCTGGTCCTCCGGGTGCTGGATTCCAGACCGGGTGGTGTCGTTGAGCGCCGCCACGTCGTCGGCCAGCGTGCGTGCCGGGTCGGTCCCGGCGGGCACGATCCCGTACCGCTCCCACACGTCCTCCTTCGTCATGGCGACCGAATGAACCGCCCACCGGGCGGTAGCCATCGTCTTGGCGCCAGGATCGACCGCAAGCTCGAACGCGGGCACCACGTCGAGCGCCACCTCACCTTCGCGCACGTCGCCCTCGATAGTCACCGGCCGCCCCTGGTCGGGGTCCCAGGTGATCTTCGCGTAGGCGTACCCGAGCGGCACCGCCCAGAAGTAGGTGTCCATCAGCAAGAGGGGCCACTGCAAACGGTACATCTCATGGAGCAGAATACGGGTAGCTGCCCGAGCTGCGCCCATATCGTTGTCGTCATCCGTGACGGGGCGGCACTGCGGCTCCGGGGCGGAGCGCAGCAGCCGGGCGATGAAGTGCTCCACGATCGACCCGATCTTGTTCACCGTCACCCGCACCGTGGCCTGCGGGTCATGGGGGTTCTGCGTAGGCGCGCGGAAACGGCCGTTCACACGGTCCCACGCGACCCACTGCTTGCCCAACATGTAGGCAAGGTTCAGCCGCATCTGTTCCTCGGCCATCCCCTTACGGCCCCGGTCGCGCTTGCGTTCGAGCCACGCAATCAGTTGCGCCGGGTCCTCCGGGGCGGCGAACATGTTCGCCTGGTTACTGCTCATCGCCCCTCACCGAGATCAGCCCGGTATCGTCGTGTACCCATGTACCCAAGTTTACATCCTTAGGCGGCTCAGCAACGATAGCGTGGTACTGCTCCAACGACCCGGCCTGGACACGAGAGATAAGGGCGTCCACACGGGCCTGTTCCAGCGACCGCTCCACATCCCGACGCCGCCGGGCGTCGAACGCCAGAAGCGTCTGGGCGACAATAGCCGCCACCGCCACTACAGCGATATAGACCATCACTTCTTCACCTTCTTCTTGGGGGTTTCCGGCACGCCGTCCTCTGCGTTCTCCGCGGCGGCGGCGCGGGCCAAGATATGGTCAACGGCGTTAGGGATCTCCGTCACCGCCTGGGCGATGCACGCAGTGCAGACGAACAGGTCGCCCTCGTACTCGATGGGCGCCTCGAAGTCGATTCCGGGGTCAACGCTGCCACATACGTAGCAGGAGCCCTTGGCGTTAGCGTACTGTGGCGACGTCGTGTAATACATAGTGGCCTCCGTAGCCTATCAGAAATCGTCCGGCACGCCGAGGACAGGGTTCACCGAACGGAGCGCCCGGGTTCTCGCTTCCTCGACTTGCTCCCACATGGCCTCATCGGACCGCCTTTCCGGTATACCGATCGAGTCCAAGAACTTACGCGCGGGCGAGGCAGGAACATGCGGCTGTGGAAGTTCCTCCGACATCGCGAACGAATACATCAGCGCGTCTCCGCGGTCAGGACTCGTGACCCCCCGCTTCTTCATCTCCGCCTTCGTCTCAACCCGGATCTCGCCTGTGGCCGTGAGCGTATAGTGCAGGTCGCACACCTGGGCGCGGAGCTTCTCGTCGTCCACGCCGATGCCAATACTGCCGTACTCGAACCTCCGGCGCAGCGCCCACCACCACGCCGACCTGGCGTTCGTGTACCGGCCGCCCACACCCTTAGCTCCCCGGAATCCGATGATCTCCCCGCCGGGCGGCATGTACCGTTGCAGATTCTCCGCATACCCGACCACACCGGCACCCACGCCGTCCGCGTCGTACACGACATAGTGAGGCTGGTGCTCGCGCACCAAGCGGGCCACATGAGTCTCGAAGAACAGGTCCATCCGCATCGCCGGGAACGCTTGCAAGTCGATAAGCGTATCGCCGTCCCGAACCGCGACTACGCACTCGTCCGAACCATAGGACGCCAGGTCGATTCCCAACTGGCGGACCCCCACAACTTCAGCCGAGTAGGTATGGACATTATCATACCACTCGAACGGAACGAGTACGTCATCCCCAGTGTCCCAAAACTCCGCTTCTACCGAAGTGCGCCATTCAAAGCTTTCTGGTCCCATCCCCTGCGCCTTCAAGTCCTCTAGGAACTCGGGCGTCATAAGGTTGGCGCCCGGCGGCATCGGCTCGCCTGTGAACGCCGGAGTGTCCCACGCCGTGATCTTGATTGTCGTAGTGCGATCCGAACGCGCCATATGCGCCGCGTAGGTGTCGGGCGTGGTCGGGTTGAAGATAAGCAGCAGCCGGGAGTCGCCGCTGGCGAGCAGACGCGTGATGCCCAACTGAAGCTCGTCGCTCAGCGCGGTCGCCTCGTCCCCGATGACCAACTTGTGAGCCCCGTGAACCCCCTGGATTCCCTCCGCCGCTGAAGCGGCCTGGCCGATGATGAAGTGGTTAGGGCCGTCGTCTTGCCGAAGGTCGCCCAAGACGAGACGGCCTGGAAGCTCGAAGCCGCGCTGGTCGGCGCGCGCAGCGGCGTTGCGAATCTCGCCCCACAAGTTGTCCCGCAGGTGCTCGAACTTAGAACTAATCGTAATGATCTTCGACCCGCGGCACGGCCCCTCGCATATCTCGCATGGGGTACCGGGCGTGTATGCCTCAAAGAACGCAATAGCCAACCTAGCGGCCAAATAGGTCTTACCACTCGCATTGCAGCTAGGCACGGCCACCTTGGACCGCGGGATGCTCACAGCCTCGGCAATCGCCCTCTGCTGCGACCACAGCTTTTCGCCGGTAATAATCTCAGAAGCGGCTCCCAAGTCCACATGGCCGAGCATCCGCAACCGGTCCCGCGCGGACACCGACTGCGGCATACGCATCGACCCGGGGAGCAGCAAGGCCGTCACAGGCATTCCACCACCAGAAACGACATAGCGCCTGACGTGTTCATGTAGCCCGTGCCGATCGACGCCTTTACCCGGCCCTGCATTGTAACGGTACCGGCAGAAAGCCCGGTTATCACGTTCGCGCCCGAGAAGCCCTGTTGGCTGCTGACCCTCCCGACCGCCCGTCTCATGATCTCTACCTCGGAGGCAGCCCCGGGCTTCAGAGCGAACGTGATGATCGAACTGCTGGACGACGCGTAGGCCGACGCGAATCCGATGACTACCAGTTTCGTGTCGTTGTACCTTTTCTCCACGTCGAACGTTGACCCGATGTTGCTATAACTGGATGTGAACGAGTCTGTGCCGGAGGGGTAGTACCTGTAGGCCCTGATCGCCGCCGACGGCGGCCCTGTCTGCGACCGCCCCGCCGCGCTGACAGGCAACTCGAACACGGCGAGCGACGCCGGGTAGTTGGAACCGAACTTGCCTTGTGATCCTCCGGACGGGCCGTTGAACTTGGCTTTAGTGCTCACGGTCTGCGACCCGGCGGCGATGCCGTCGATGGAGTTGAGGGACGACATCTGGTGTACGTATGCGATGGGGCTGCCGTCGTCAACCCTTCGCATAGCCACGCCCTCCTTGTTCGAACCTACGTACACTTCGTGGATAAACTGCCCCGGGGCATATGATCCGCTAGCGATGTATATGACTGCCGACGCGAACACGAGTAGCTGCGACTTGTCATGTTGCTTCGTGAACGTGGTGGTGAGCCCCGTCGCGGTAGCCGCTGCACCGTGAGTAAGTGTCAGATTGATCGTGCGGCGGTCCACCGACCCGGCGAGAGCCGCCCGCTCCGGCGACTTACGCTGAACAGTCATTGCCCCTCCCACACAAGCATTGACAGCACATTGAACGTCTGAAGCTTCAGCTCCTGCCCTG